GCAAATTCATAACCCCCATCATTACCCCACTTATTAAGGGGGTATTGTTTATCGGCGTAAAATGTAGTGTCAATTAAAAAATCAGGACTATCAATAACTGAAATGTCTTGTTGAACTACCTCATATGTTATTGGTGGAGTCGCAGGGCTAGGTGATTTAGCGTATGGTACTAAATTCCTTAACATAAGTTTTTTTCTAAACCCTTCGGTACTAATATAATCTAACGGACTAGCCATTTATTTCTTTCTTAATAAATAGGTTAGTTTGTGTTTTTTTATTATCAATCAAATGTTTTGTTATCCTTAATATGTTGCAGGAACTTGTTTCACAACCTTACTAACATATTCTTTAAATTGTTGATTATTAAAAATATTATTTAGTTGTTGTTGACTTACTGTTGTTCCTGGCGGTGTGTCTATTGTGATTTTAATTTCACCAAATTCAACTTTAGTTTTAGTTGTGTCACCACTACTAGTTTTATTAGATGTTGTCGATTTTTTTGGGTTTTCAACTCTTGAACCAAGAACATCGGATAATCCCTTATCATTAGTCCTTGATTGAATATTCCTCTCATTACTTGTAATTTTACCGTCGGTATTTGTTATCGACTGAGTGAATTTTTTAAATTCTTTTTCAATTGTACTAGTTCCTGTGATTTTTTTACTAGACTCCTCCATAATCTTATAAAACGCATCCGAACCTTCTTTACCTAAACTGTTAGCACCTTTAAGAATATCCGCCTTAAGTGAACTTATTTTTTGTGTAAAATCTTCAGCACTAATATTATTTAAATCTTTTTCACGATACAATTGACTCATTTTATCAACTGCATCGTTTATTTTTTCGGATATTATAGCACTTTGGGGTATTTTATCATCAATTGAATCACTAACAGCACGACTAACTCTTCCAGCACCAATTAAATTATCTCTAACAACAGTAGAACCAGCAATTCCAAATGTACCTTTTGCCATGTTACCTCGAATAGTACTTAGAATATTATCTTGTATCCCTAATTGACGTGTTTGTATATCTTCTAAATCTTTTGGTGCATTCTCTTGTTGTATTCTTAGAGCCCTTAATTCTTCATTTGTTAATTCACTTAATTTAATTTTGTCAACCTCACCTGTACTATCATTTTTTAATTGGACAATGTATTCACCACTTTTATCCATTGTGGCCATATTGGCAATAAATTTTTTATCATCTTCATTTTCAAAATCAAGAGATAAATTAATTTTTGAAAGTCTTCTGTCCAAATCAGCAGCGGCAAGACCCAATTTACTCATTTCAGCAGCACTAACACCTGTTTGTTTTTGTATCTCTCTAAGAGTTAAAACCCCTTGAGGATTTATTTTAAACGTTTTTGTTTTTTCATCAAACTGTGTAAATGTTTTTGCAACCTCAACTAAACTATTTTGTAAACCTGACGGGTCATTGATTGATTGATTCATTAACGCAAATGGGTCCGTTAAATTCCCAACCGAAACACCTAACCTTTGGAACGCACTTGCAACTTCAATAGCTTTATCAGGGTCTAAAACGTTTTCGGCTAAAGTAAAAGTTTCTTGCATATCAAACCTTAACATTGAAGCCTGTGCTGCCATTTTTGATAAACCTAAAACACCACCTTCGAATTGGTATCGGTTCATTTTTTCCATTTTATCACCAACACTTGTCATTACTTCTCGAGCATTTAAACCAATACTTTGGATATACTCAATTGAGTCCTCTAAATTTGTACCAATTTGACTTATTGAAATACCTACATTACCAAAATTTTCAACTAAATCGGAACTAGAACCTCCCAATATTTTTATTGCTGCGAAAATCTTACTAACTTGTTCTTCAGTTGCAATAACATTTCGTCTAGCTCCCGAAGCAATTTGAATCATTGTTGAGCTTACGTCAGTAATTTTACCACCTAAACGAATAACACCAGATGCAGACCTTGCAACCGCATCGGCCATTTCATCAAGTCTAATCCCATTTTGTACAAAAGCCTGATTAAGTGCCTCAGCACCCTCATTCATAGCAAGTATATCATTAACAAGTGATTTTAATGGAGATTTTAAACTTTCAAAGGTTTTCTTAAGTCCATCTGCGGATTCATTAATTTTTGACATAATAGTTTTTTTGTTTTTCTATAAATAGAAGAAGGACTAATTTTTTAGTCCTTCGTATTATCTTCAACCCATTTATCTAATAAATATTTTCTCACAAATAACGGCATTCTTTCAAAATCTTGATAAGAAATTTTCATTAATGTGTTTAGATAGTAAAATTCGTCTATCTGAACTTTTCTATAATCAGAAGAAAGGACGAAAAAAGTCAGCCCCAAACCCAACATTTACTGTTAGACTTTCTCCTGATGGGGCTATAATTGTTTTATTCATATCTAATCTTGGTTCATTTTCGTTCATAAATTTTCTTATGTACTTTGAATCTAAAATTGGCATAGATTCAATAAATTTAGAAATCACCGCTTTATCTGTTGAGCCGTTAATTTCAACAATTTCCCGTTCCATTCTCCATGTTATTCTTGGAACAACTCTTCCTTGAGGATAAGATTCTCCCAATTTATTAATTTCAATAATCTCACCATAACTTAATGGTTTAATTTTAATAGTTGATTGAGATTTTGGTAATGTAATTGTAAATGTACCATCATCATTTGGTTGTTGACCATTAATAATATTTAATGAGTCTAACAATACCGTAGATTTAAAATCGTTTTTGGTTTTTGGGTCAACTAAATTTAATGTAATTTCAGGTCCAAAACCTGTATTTCTTAAAAAGATTAAAATAGCTTCAACGTCTCCTTCAAGTAGTTCTTCAACTCTAATGTCAGGTTCATAAACTTTTGCTCTTAATAAAGACATCGTTAAATCTTTGGTTCCACCCATCAAAATGTTTTCATCTGACGCGGTAAGATAACCAACTTTAATTGACTTCTTTTTGTTTTTGTAAAAAATACCATTTGATGGTAATTGTACCACATCGTGTGGTAGTGTGAAATTGTCTTGACCGTGGTCTCTTGCTTGATTTTCCATATAAAAAAATAACCGTAAAGTTTGTTGCTTTACGGTTAAATATAATTAATCGTGATTTTATGTAAATAGTATTAATACACTAACACACATCTGTCCATTCTTAATGAAGCCGTGATATCTGCCAATGCGTCTTGACTATATGATAGTGAACCAAAGTTTACGTCAGTTAAGAAAGTTCCATAAAGAATCCATTTCTCAACAACAACACCTGTAGGGTCCAACATTTCAAGGTCAATATCTTTTTTATAACCCGCAGCATAACCCATACGACCTGTCACCGATTCAGCATGTAAACGAACCCATTCCATAAGAGCTTGAGATGCCGATGGTCCAATAGGGTCACGGAACTTAACAGTAATCGGGTCCCAGTTAAATCTACCTGCTACGAATGTAGATGTGTTTAAGAATTGTATTTCAGTTGACCCAATCTTAATAGCTGGTCTTGCTGCGCTTTCAACAAACCACTCATTGATACCCAAACTTGATGGAAACCTTAAGATGAAACGGTTCTGGCGTTTCGGCTCATAAGGTATCGGCATTTTCATTAATAAATCAGCCATGTTATTTTAATTTTTTTTTGTTTTTTTTGTCGTTTATATCCTATAAATATAGTCTTGTTTAAAAAATTTTCTCTTTACTTTATTTTTGTCGAGATTATCATCTAATTATATTCTTTTTTAATGCCTCCAGCAGTAGAATAAGTCTTAACTATATTATCTGGTTTATTTTTAAAATGTTTACTCATTACTTCTACATTTTTAATATCATCATCTGAAAATCCTATACTAGGTTGCTCTGGTATAAAGTTATTAGATACATCATTTTTAATAAAGGCTTTCTTATTTAACTTATTTGTCATATTTAACTTATTTACCATTTTCTTAATATAAGATACAAATCCTTCCATTGCTTTAACTTTTGCTTCTTCCGGATTGGCAGCACCCTCATCATCATTAAAAGACACTGGATGGTATTTATTAAGGTCCAAGTACGACTTTATTAATTCATCGTCCGTCATATCGTCTTCATCAAAAAACGACCTGTATTTTTTAAGATTCTTAACTAGTTGGTCTTTATCAATACCATTAAATCCGTCAATAATATAATTATAAACCGCTTGTTTTAAAGTGTTTGGGTTATGACCCCTCGCAGTGATTATTGAAAAGATGGACCCGTTATTAATAGCTTCTTTAAAATCATCAAACGCTGGACCAAGTTTTGCCCTCATCGCATCAATTAAAAAATTCTTGTCACCCTCAGTTCTAAAATTTCTAAAGGGGTCTTCAGCAAAATCAACAATGATATCTCCATTATAGTCAAAGTCTTCTTTTCCAATTTTACTTCTATATTCCGCAAAATCATCTGTACTCATACCAACTTCATCACCATCTTCTGTTTTTAATACTATTTTTGTTGGCATGTGAACAATGTTATCATCCCAATCAAACGCATAATATTTCATATCTGGAGTTCCCTCACCTTTAAATCCCTCTATAAGTTGTCTTTTCATACTTGGCTAATAAAGGGGGTACAAATCGTACCCCCTTTATGTTTATTAAATATTCTCAAACGAAGCTCCTGTTGGAGTAATGAAGAACTCGATATCAATGAATTCTAATGCCTTCGTAGGTTTTAAGTAAATTTTACCTGTTAATGTGTTTCTATCTAAATCTTCAGGTGAAGATGATACAGTTACACGGAAATCATATAAACCTCTGTCTCTTCTAATTGAGTCTAAGATTGGGTTAACACTATCCAAAAATTGTTGTCTAACGATTTGGTCGTTTTGTTCAAACAATAATCTTACAGCCACCGCTGAAATTAACTTACGAGCTTGAAGTAATAATCTTCTTACGTTCAATCTATTAAGTGCCGTGTCAGCAACTTGTAATGTTTTATTACCCCAAATTACAGTTCCAACATCAGAGAAAGTTGCGATAGGATTAATTCTATCTTGATACAAAGTATCTCTGTCTGTTTGTGTAAGTTTTTGTCTAGCCTTAATTGAATTTACAAGACCTCTTGTATAACCCGCAGATGCAAACCAAGGGAATGAGATATTATCAGTTAATGCTAAGTTTCTACAAACCTCACCTGTTGGTGGTAAATAAATCTGTGTGTTGTTTACAGTATCTCTCGTTAAAATCCAAGGATAATAAGTTGCAGTGTAGTTAGAATCAATACCTGTATTAACCAAGTTATCAACAGCTTCTTGTGAATAGATAATATCCAAAGAACTTGTAGAGTCTGGTGTGTACATGTTATAATCAGGAGTTGTACAGATATAAACTGAGTCAGCTCTTGAGTATTGAACCATGTCAATTGCTTCTTCTACAAGATTAGAGTTGTTAATATAGTCAATACTAGCACTTGCAAATATGTTAATGTTAGTCGCTTCAGGATTTGCAAATGATAAAATACCAAGTAAATAAGCATAATAGTCGGTGTTTGCAAAATCTTGTGTGTTATTTTGAACCACAATCCTTTTGAATAGTCCATCACCTGTTGCGTTAGGGTATCTTGAAGAAGGTGATGCTCCAGCTAAATAACCTGAAGAACCTAATTGGAATCTGTCTTGGTT